AGGAATAGTAGTTCCTGCTGTAAGAGGTCTTGCTATTGCTTGATTAGTTATCATTTGTCCTGTTGGTTGCACAAAATTTTGTAAACCTGTTAGACCTCTGTTAAATAAATTTAATCCACCTTGTACAACTCTTTGACCCGTTGGAGAACCCGCAAATCTCGCTGCTCCTCCTAGTGCTGCTATACCCGCAGGTATAAAAGGTAAAAGTGGTAAAACCATTATTGTTTGTCCTTCATGTTTTGTTTTGCTATTTCACTCATAGTCTTTTCTCTTGCCAAAGACTTGTTTGCTCTAGCTCTTAATGCATCTCTTCTTTCATTAGATTCTATTTTAGAAGCATCTAATTGAATATCAGATTCTGCTTTTGCTTTTTCTAATTCTAGTTTTGCAATATCAATCTGTGCATCTGCTGCCTCTTTTTGTTCTTGCATCTCTAGTTGTCTATTTCTGTGGTCTGCTCTTGCTTGAGAGTCCATAACTTTTCTGTCAGCTTCTTGTTTCTTAATTGCTAAATCTTGCATTGCAATCTGAACACGAGGGTCAGCCATTTGCTGTTGCTGTGCTGCCTGCTGTGCCGCTTGCTGATTTTGTTGTGACATTTGCATTGCTGCTTGTGCCTGTAGTTTAGCAACCTCGTTTTCCATCTCTGGTGTCATCTCCGGATATGTTTCATCTTTGCCCGGATTAGATTTGTCATACTCTGGAGCAGGTGGTAAATCTGCACCACTCTGTGTCATAACAAGTGTTCTATATTTGTGAGCCATGTGCTCTTGAATATGAGATAGAATAGTTCCCGCTAATGCTTGTGCAAGTTGTGGTGACTGTGGAGTCATAGTTGGGTCACTAAGCATAGCTTGGTGAACTGCTATGTGTGCATCATGGTCTTGTGATGCGTATGCCTTCACTGGTCTACCATACATCATTGCATAGTTTTCTGTTGCAGGGTCTTTTCTCTTTGCACCCATTTCTGGTAACAGTATGTCATCCACATTTTTGACATCAAGAGCTTCATACAATCTTTTGTATGCTTCTTTCATATCGTGTATTTGTGGTGCTGCTGCTGCCGCTTGTAATTGTGTTTGTGCAAGTAAAACTCTTTGTGCAGTAGAAAAGATATTTGGGTCTGACACAGGGAGTATATCTATGTTAGAATCAAAATCTTTTTTAAATACAAACCTACTATCTCCTTGTATTCTATAAGGATAATAGTCTGGCATAAAGTCTTGGTTTATTCTTGCAATAACTTTAAACTCTTCTCTTTGTGCTTTGTGTAGTCTCTTGTGAATAGAAGACATAACTTTGATGCCTTGCTCTAATAAAGCAATTGTCGTTCCTACAGGTGCATTAGAGTTCATGTCACCGACTTGTAAGTCTGTAATTGCAGCTAGTCTTCTACCTTCTTGTGTCATAGAACCAAGTAATGCAAACAAAGTTTGCGATGGTTCTTTGAAAGGTAAAGGAACAATAGACTTACGAATATCTTCTCCGTATCCCTCTACATCTCTAAACTCACCAAAACCTACAGGTTGTTCTCCTTCCACACGCATGCCTCTAGCTTTAAAGCCACCCGGTAGGTTAGAGAACTGTCCTGCATCAACTAATGAGCGAAGTATAGTTGTAACTGATTTTTGTAGATTACCTAGTAAGTGAACATAACCTAATCCATAAAAACCAAAACCCGGCAAAAATTTATAATGTACAAAGTGTTGTATTCTTTTGAAGTCTGGGTCGTCTTCTTCAAAGTTTGCACGAATAGATAATACCTGCTTTGTTTCTTTACATATTGAAACAATGTATGGACATGCAAAATCTTTTTCATATCCGGGCACATCTAAATCTACATGCATTTCAAGAATAGTAAATCTACCATCCTTCTGATAATTCTTTGAAGGTGTAATACCCTCTATGTCTTGTATCTTTTGTGTTATATCGTTTGAGTCATCCTCTTCTGGATTCATATCAGTTTCCATATCCATATAGAAACCATTAGCAATTTTCTTTCGCAGTTCGTTTTGCGTCATGCGAATAATATGCGTATATCTACCAGAGGTTCTTAAATCTGTTGTATTGTATGATATAACAAAATCTGTGATTGGTATAAATCTCGATACAGGTCTTTTTAAACTTTCATCATAGTATATTTTTTTAAAACAACTACCAACAATAGGAAGATAGAATAACATCTGGTCGAAGTCATCAAAGTATTCTTCCATTGTTTCCGTTAGTTGGTAATTCATAAACTCTTTGATTCTGTTTGCTTGTCTTACAGAACCCTCGTTTCTTTCTCCAACTATCTGTGTCTTTACTGGGCCACCAGATGGAAACAATTCTTTTATTGCTTGTGATTGAAATTGCACTGCTCCTTCAATCATCATTGGGTGATGTGCTGAACACGCACCCGGAAAAGGTTTAGTTGTATCCTCTATTTTTAAACCTAATAACTCCATACCCTTCTTGATGGTATCCTCGTAATCTTTACGACTACGAACATCTGCATCAAATGCATCAATCAGTTCACTAGCAATATCGTCTAGTGTTTCCTCATCAAGTTGTTCTGCCAGATTATCTGTTACAGTTGGTTGAGGTTCTACCTCTCCCTCTGCAATAATTGTAACCTCTTCTTGTATTAAAGGGTTAACTGGCTCTAGTGGAGTTATTACCATTTAGAAAGTTCCTTTAAATTTTCCGCCTCTTTTAGCTACGCCCATACCTCTAGATTTTTTAGATTTAGACTTAGCTCTTTTTTTAACCATGCCACCATCTTTCATAAAACCCATTTTATTTCTAACAGGTGTAGGAAGTTTTGCTAATCCTTTGTTATCCGGTGGAACTGGTTTTAGTGCAGAACCCCCGTTAGCCATTTTAAGACCCATACCTTTTTTACGCATTTCCATCATGCCACCGCCTGCTTTAGAACCTGCGTTGTAAGCATCCATAAATCTTTTATATACTTTTGCAGGAACAGTTTCTTTTACTGCATCTACAGCACTTTTTAATTTTGGGTCGTTTGGATTTTTTTCTCTCTCTTTTCCTAATTTAAAAGCGTAATCAATAACACCTGCTAAAGGTAATTTTTTAATTGCTTCCATTGTTAATTTTAACATTCTATACTCCTATATTTTTCATGTGATTTGCCATTTCATTCGCCCGATTAGGAGTCTGTTTTGCCCATCTGGAATCGAGCATCTCATAGCTCGCACCAACCATATTTTCTTCTGACAAACATTTCCACATGTTGCGGAACTTGGATACCCCTGTAGGGCCCAGTTGAAATACCATTTCAATAATTAAATTTTTTGCTTCTTGCGGGATGCCCTCGCATCCGTTGTCCTTGCAAAGTCGGTTTGCTGCATCTTCCGCTTTTGCAAAATCTTGTTCAAATACTCTGTCGAGTTGTGCCTCAGTATACTCAACATCATCCTCCCAGTAATCCTCTACACAAAGATGGCCGTATCCCACAGTTCGCTTTCCTAGCGTATCGAGATATACCTTTGTTCTAAATCCTTCGTGCTTCTTAATTGATTCTTTTACATTCATTACCAATAACTCCCTTTCGGCCCTGTCGGCTCTTCAAATGGCATATCCTGTGGATGTGATACCATAAACCCTTTTCTTAATCTTATCAATGCTTGTGTCATTGAATCAACCAAGTCATCATTCTTTGTGTTTGGAAACGCTGCTGCCTGTGAGACAACTGCCTCCGACTCGTCAGTATCCGGACACCATATTCTTCCGCTTTCAAACAAGGGTGCCACTGAGTGCACTCTTGCGAGTTTGTCCATCCTCTTTGGATTAAATGGTGTAATCGGTATACCCGTTCTCATCAACTCCTGCACCAGAGATAAACCACTCGCCTTTGCCTCAACGAGAACTTGGTCTGGTTGCATATCGTTGTATAATCGTATCGCTGCATTCTTTAGTTCCGGAAAGGTTAACCTCTCCCTAAAGGAATCTAATAGAAATACATTGAAACCGCCTTGTCCATTAAATACTCCCCATGTGGTACATGCAGAATAATCCGATGTGCTTGACGCTGTATACGCTGTATCCCATGATTGTATGACATACTCTATATTGGGCATCTTTTCTTTTGACCAATACTTCCACCACCACCTCTTTATGACGTTACCCTCTTCAATCGATGGTGTCTGGTTATAGAGAGATGTCCACTCTCTTGTTCCTACAGTCTTTTTAATTTCTTCTAACCGCTCTATTGGATATGCATCTTCCCATAGGGGGTCGCCCTCTTCTAGTCCGAGCATTTCGGCCGTTGTACTGTTTAGGATAGCAGGAAATTCTACTACATCCCAACCTTCGTGTCCTGTTTCCTTCAAAACCCAACCCGCTAGGTCATCCTCATGCCATCTGGTCTGTATTAGTATTACAGACCCATTCGGCATAAGTCTGGTATAGGCAGTAGACCTGTACCAGTCGAGTAGGTTCTTTCTCATTGCTTGAGAATCTGCTTCCTCCCTGCCTTTTATAGGGTCGTCTATAAGCAATAAGTGTGCACCACGCCCTGTGATTGCAGAGCCTGCACCCACTGCGTAGTAAACTCCACCCCTCGTAGTGTGAAATCGTCTAACACTAGCTGAATCCGTAGCTAGTTTTGTATCAGAAAATATATTACTATAATTTTCTGCCTGTAATTGGTTCCTAACCTTCCTCCCGAAGTCATCTGCAAGGTCTTGAGCGTAGGTAGAGCAGATAATATACTTATCTGGGTTCCTACCCATAAACCAAGCCGGGAAAAACTCCGATGTAAGTATCGATTTTCCGTGTCTGGGAGGCATAAATATAGCTAGCCTCTTAATTTCCCCCCTCTCTACAGCCTCTAATTTGCTTGCTAGGAGCTTTATATGCGGTGGGGACTTATAATTGTCCATCTGAAACTTTGCATAGCCTAGTAATGAGTTTTTAGCGTCTTCTCTTGACTCTAATTCTCGTACTTGCTCTACAAGTTCCGTTAACTTTGCTATCTTTTGTTGTGTTTCTTTTGATATACTCATATTGGTCGGGGTCTATCGTTTCTGACAGACCCCTTCTTATCATAATTTGGGAGGAATTATGAAACTATATTAAAAAAAATCTGTGTATCGGTACCTTTTTTACCATACCCCCCTTTTCCTGCTAGCATGGTAAGTCATTATGCCTTGTATGGATGTTAGTAAGACGACACGACATGGGGGGTGGGGGTCAATATTATGCAAATGCCTAATATGGATGTTGCCCATATACCTATAAAAAGCGATTTATATGCATTGATGATAGGATTAGTTCCGATAATTACATATTATTGGTAATACTTATTCCTACAATATCCTTATTTATCAAATACTTA